CATCTGCCGCTGATGGAGTGATTGGAATAGGCTACAAAGCTCTATACGCATTGACTTCTGGTGCTGACAATGTAGCGATTGGTAATCAAGCACTTGTAGCTCTTACTAACGGAGTAAGAAATGTGGCAATAGGTTATGGGGCAATGCTGGATACTTCTGGAGCTGGTGACAACGTAGGTATTGGTTATCAAGTCTTAAAAGATGGCTCAACATCAGAGCAAAACGTAGCCGTAGGAAACTATGCTTTAGGTGCTAATGCGGCAGCAGCACTAACAGGAGACGCAAACGTAGCTGTAGGATATAAATCATTATACGTTGCTCAAGGTGCATCTGCAAATAATACAGCAGTTGGTGCTTATTCAATGCTTGATATTACTACAGGTTCAAATAATGTTGCTGTGGGGAAATCTTCCGCAGAAAATCTTACCGCTGGTTCAAATAATGTAGTTATTGGTTATGAAGCTCTTGATGCGGCTAATGCAGGGGAGGCGGCAAATATAGCAATCGGTTATTCTGCGATGGGTGCAGTAGATGAGGCTTATAATGCAGGTGCTGGAGTTCATTCAGCCGATAATAACGTTGCAATAGGTTACAATGCTTTACTTGGTGGAGTTATAGGTGGTGGAGATGTAAATGATTCTACTGATAGAAGATTAAATCATAATATTGCGATTGGTTATGCTTCGTTAGACGCTACAGGTCAAAATGCATCTTTAGGTCAGATTGCAATTGGATATAATGCTTTAGGTGCAAATACATCTGGTAGCCAAAATATTGCTATAGGTTATCAATCATTAGATGCTTGCACTACTGGTGTTCAAAATGTTGCCGTAGGAGAAACTTCTTTAAGTGGAACTGTTGATGGAGTAGGAAATACAGCAATAGGCTTATCCTGTATGGCGGTTGGAGATGCTGGTAATTACAATACAGGCGTAGGAAATCAAGTATTAGTGGATGTTACTGGAAGTAATAATATTGGTATGGGATTTCAGTCACTGTTTGATTTAACTAGTGGTTCAAATAATGTAGCTGTTGGACATCATACGTTAAGAGTTGCAAATGCTGGGGAATCGTCAAATGTTGCTATAGGTTCTTATGCAATGAACTCTGTTGATGAAGGTGGCTCTCAACACGCTGATGAGAATGTAGCTATAGGTAGTGGTGCTTTAACTGGAGGTGCAATTTCAGGTGGAGACTTATTAGGAAACGTTGCTATTGGAGCAAATGCTCTTGATTCAACTAGTACAGCACCAGTATCATATGTTGTAGCTATTGGATATAATGCGGCTACAGCATTAAACCATTCAGATGCTGGTGGTTCAGTTTTTATAGGTAAAGATTGTGGACTTGCTATTACTCAAGGTCAATACAATGTTATGGTAGGGCAAACCGCAGGTGCAGAGGAAACTGTTGGTGATAAAATGACATTTGTTGGTCATAGAGCTGGAAGAAGAACTGGTGGATTAGGAAATCTTGATAATACTTTTATTGGTTGGGAAGCTGGTTCTGGAGACTGGGCAAATAATAGCTCAAGTTATAATACAGTAGTTGGTTCAAATGCTTTTTATGGTGATTGCGATGGAGCTAATAATAATACTGCTGTTGGGTATAAAGCTGGTGAAGCCTTGACTTCTGGAGATAGTAATACTTTAATAGGTAGTGATAGCGGTAAACTTATTACTTCAGGATCATACAATATAATGATTGGTGCTTCTTGTGGAGATGCAACTGTCGATAGTGGTAGCCATGTTTTAATTGGTACTGGTGCTGGAGGTAATGGAGATATAGCAAATGATGGTCAAACTGCTGTTGGTCATGTGGCGTTACACTCTCTCACTTCTGGAGTTGGGAATGTTGCAGTAGGTTATCAAGCCGCAACTGCTCTTACAACATCAAGTTGGAATACTGTTATAGGTTATAATGCTTTTTCTACGGGTACAGGAGCAAATAATACTACTGCTATTGGTTTTGAAGCTGGTAGGTATCTTGGAGATGATGGAACTAGTAATCACTCATCTTATAATACTATTATTGGAAGAAGTGCAATGGGTGGAGGACATACTAGTACTCCTGCTGGAAATACAGCGAATTTAAATATTGCTATTGGTCATGGTTCATTAGGTGGAGGCACGGGGTCAAGTACAAACTTAACAGCAACAGGAAATACTGCTATAGGTTATGCTAGTATGAATGTAGTAACAAGTGCCGCAAATAATGTTTCTTTAGGTTATGGAACATTACAAAGCCTTACTTCTGGAGAAAGAAATATTGCTATTGGTAATTTGACATTAGATGCTATAACAACGTCAAGTGATAATATAGCTATTGGTCAGTCAGCATTGACTAATCAAGCTCATGCAAATGCCCAGAAAAACATTGCTATTGGTCAATATGCAATGGATGATATGAACGCTTGGCAAACAGATAATATTGCAATCGGATACGAAGCAATGTCAAATGCAACTGATTCTGCAAATATTGATTATAATATTGCCATCGGTAGCCATACTCTTGATAATATAGGAGGTGCTGGAGTTGGTGGTTGTGTTGCAATAGGATATAGTGCTTTAACTGATGTAAATGATGCCGCCGCTTATGGTACAATCGCTATAGGATTGCAGGCTGGGGCAAATCTTTCAAATGGAGCAAGAAATACAATAGTAGGTTATAATGGGATGCTTGATTCTGTTGGAGCTGGTGACAATGTAGCTATTGGATATGAAGTATTAAAAGAAGGTTCAACTTCAGAACAGAATACAGCAGTAGGAACTTACGCTTTAGGTTCAAATGCAGCTGCGGCTTTAACAGGAAATGCAAACGTAGCTGTAGGATATAAAGCGTTGTATGTTCAGCAAGGAGCGGCAGCGGCTAACACAATGGTAGGTTATCAAGCAGGAGATGGAATTACAACAGGTTCTCAAAATACGGGTATAGGTTCTGATGTTGCTTTTGACGTAGATGCAGATAATCAAACTTGTATAGGATTTCAAGCTACAACTGATTCAGCTAATGATATTGCAATAGGGAATACAAGTGTTGATGAAATAGAAGGTCAGGTAAGTTTTGGGACTTATTCAGATAAGAGAATTAAAACAGATATTAAAGATGGAGATTTAGGTCTTGATTTTATAAATCTATTAAAACCTAAAAAATTCAAAAAAGTTAATCCAGCTAAATATCCAAGTTCTATTAAAAATCCATTGGATGGTCAAGATAAACTAGGTAATGAATTTAAATGGACAGATGCTCAAGCGAATAAAGTTTGGGATGGTTTAATTGCACAAGATGTTAAAGAAGCAATGGATACTTGTGGAACTACATATAGTGGTTGGCGTGAAAAGAAAAACTCAAAGCAAGTTTTAGAATATGAAGTTTTAGTAGTTCCACTTATAAAAGCAGTTCAAGAATTATCTGCAAAAGTAGAAGATTTAGAAAAACAACTAAAGGATAAATAAATGAAATGGTCTAAATATAGTTCATTAAAATCTGCAAAGAAAGCTGGTTTTGAAAAAGTTGCTGAAGAAAAAAATAGCAATGGCGTTGTAATAAAAGAAGCTCATATTGTTTTGGTTCAAAAACATTTTGATTCTGAAACTGGCGAAGCATTATCTGATTCAAAGCGTGAAATGTTTTTATCAGATTTAGAAAGAGAAAAAGATAGATATGATAAAACTATTGCACAAGCAAAAGCAGAAAGTGATGAATTAAAAAAAGCAATAGCAGATTTTAAAAAACTTTAATTAACTAACAAGGAGTCGAAAATGGCTAAAAAAGAAAAAGAAAAGCCAGTCTTGAATCTTGATGGCAAAGAGTATGTTATCGAAGATATGACTGA